CTTGGCCACAATATTTTGTTGAAACAGGAAATGAAAAGGGTGAGAAATTTGAATTAACATATCCTGGTGACCCAAAAGTTGTTAATATAACTAAAGGATTCCGTTATGATATTTGGCCTGAGATTGAATTTGTTGAAGAATATTTTAATGGTATTACTAAAATTAAAACTGATGACCCGGGTGGAAATTTATTTGAAAACCAAGCTCAAATTATTAATAGAGTTTCATTGGCAAGTTTAGACTTTCCACTAAGTAATATTCTTTATTCAAATAAACAAGAAGCTAAGTTTTTGTATGAAATTTGGGAAAGAGTTTTTATTAACACATATTATCAAAGATATTATAGAAACGGTTCGAAAGATAATCAAATACAAGATGTTATTGCTGAAGCGGAGTTTTTAAATATTAAAAACTCTTTAAGTAACGATTCTCCATATTTGATTCAAAAATTAAAACAATATGGATTAACATCGACTAACATTGTTCCATTCTTAGCTCAAATTTCTAATAATGGACTTGGTGAGAGTTGGCAAAAATATATTAGAGATGAATTTGCAACAGGATACATCCAACAAGAAATTAATAATAGTTTTGCTATTTTAGATAGTGGATATATAACTCCTGGTGTTAATGTTGTAAAAGAACAACCCGAAAATATAGATAAGTTAAAAACTTATTTAACTAAAACCGCAAGTAATGAAACTGACTTTACGGATACGTTTCCTTTCAATTCAAGTACTTGGTATAGAAATAATTTAGCAAATTCTAAAACAACAAATAAGTTTGACAGTTATAATACAAGTAAAGTTTATGTATTAAACACTGATAAAAAACTTATTGCGAATTTTGATACGGGCACATCGGCTAAAGAAAAAAGACCGATAACTAACTTTAATTTCTATAATATTAATACTCCTTCATATACAGGAGGATTAAAAGATTTCTATACAAATAGAACTAACGATACTCAATTACCAACTGAAGGTAATGTGGTTTATGATACATACGTTGGTAACATAAGTAACAAACAAACAACGTCTATGCTTAATACCCCTTATTTTGTTAACTCAATTCAAGAAGGTGTAACTAATTGGTTAACGGGTAATACATACCCTTATGTTTCATCGGCGTTTTTATTTTTACATAGTTTACCATTGGCAACTTTAAGGGAAAGATACAAAACCTATGATGGTTCAAATGCAACTGATTTAGATTTTATGTTTGCAACCTTTAGAAAATTTGGTGGTTTACATAAAGTACCATATGCTTGGGTTTTAAAATATGGTGCAATTTGGTACAGATATAAAGTTTGGATTGAAAGTAATGCCGATATTTTACAAAATGTTTGGACTGATTTTAAAGCGGTTAATAATTTTGACCCGGTTACTTTAACATCATCTAAAACATATACATTAACGGTTAATGGTTCTGTCCAAAAAATTGCCTTACAAAAAACTGATATTAGTGGTACCGACACAATAGTTAATATGAATGTAGGATTCTATCCTAAATTAATTAACGATTATAACTTATTCTATAGAGGTTATGATTTATTTGTCTCAGGATATACCGATTCAGAAATTCAAAGTGTGATTGATAGTCCAAGTGGGGTTACATTAGCTTTAAACACTGGTATTAATAAAGATAAAGGTTATGATGGCGCAAATCCTAATCAGTATTTAAATTTAAAACCTTGGAGTTGTTTAATTAAAGATAGTGTAAATAAAAAAGATTATATTGTTCCTTCTTTTGGTTCTAATGTTAATCAGGTAAATGGTGAGTGTTTTGATGATAATGGTAAATTATTACAATCAGTATCATCAAACCCTGCGGTGTTTAATGGCTCTGTTAGAAGTTTTTGGTCGTTACCAAATTACGGATATTTTGACACTACAAATTTAGTAGTACCAACACCATTTGAGTATATGAAACAAATAATAACTGATAATAGTCAACAAGAAGCGTTTTCTATTAGAGGTTCTTCGGCATATACAACTAACGAAGAAATCTTATCAATCTTTAATAAAGATATTATGGATTTGATGGAGAACGAATTCTTGAAATTCTCAAAATCAATGTATGAATATGAGACTCAACAAGTTGGTGATTATATAACAACAAGAGTTCAAGTTAATAAATTGTATGTGGATGCTAATAGTTCGTATAGAAATTTCCAATTATTAATGAAAGAAATGATGTCAATGCCGCAAACAAGTGGACAAACGTCATCAGGTTTTGTTGATAATGTTCAAAATGCTCAACTAAGTAATTTAACATCAACATTACAGAAGTTTTTAGAATTTGATGTTGTATTAAAATACGGTAACCCATCAAATTATAATAGAAAATTATTTGATAGTTATTCTACCGTTAATGTTGTGGAAGATAAAATAAGTTACGCACCTTATGTGGTTAATTCATTACCAACATCGGGGGGTACAACAACTTTAGCGGCGTCTATAGCGGCTTATCCTGAAACTTGGAAAAACTTATACAAATATGTTGGATTTTCAACTGAAGATAGGTTAAAATATAGTAACAACGGTTCGACAATTACTGACTTCTTTGTTGATATGAATATTGAATTTATTCCCGATTCTGTTGTTGAATTAGCTCCGTTAATTAGAATTTATGCTACTCAGAAAAAATTAGACCCAACTTTAAATCGTACTAAATTTGTTGGATTACTTAATACCTATTTGAATGAAAACAAATCATTTAATGATTTGGCGTTAAACTCTTTGTTTAATAAATTAAATACTAAGTTACCTAATGTTACTGAAGTTGTTGAAAGAAATACTCAAACGGCTATTGAAGGACAACAACAAAAAGTAACAATGTGGGAATCTTTTAAAGCTTTAAATGATACTTGGATTGCAGGTTATGATTATAGTCAAACAACATTCTTAGAAGACGTTATGTTTATGGACAGGGCAAATAGAAATGTTGGTGACGACTTTTTAATTGACCCATTCCAAGTTAGAAATTTATTATCAAATAAATTAAATGAGGGGGCTTCGGTTTATTTTTATTTAGAATCTATTTTAGATGTTCATCACTTTGTTTGTATGATGCATCCTGGTTATATTAATTTTTATAATGTACAAGAAGTTCAAAAAAATTCCGTACCAAAAGTTGAGGGTACATTGGAGTTTGGTAACACATTGTTTGGAACTTATTTGAATGTTGATACAAGAAACGCGTCACCAAAATTAGTTTGTATGTACGCGGCGGAACCAAGTAAACATCCAAATATGGGTAAGAATGAAAATTACAAATTTAATGATGACTCTTTTGATTTATCAAGAACGGGTGATATGCCACTAACAGATAAATTACAAGGAAAAACAGATTGGGGGTTATCTAATAAAGTTGTTGGATTTAATGTTGATATTGGTATTACAAATCAAAATATGTTCTATCGTTTTGACGTTTCACAAGATTTAGGTAAAGAAACTTCTGAATCTTTAGCACAAATGGATAGAATGATTAATCAATATAATGGTAAATCGGTTGCAACACAAAACGTATCGCTTTGGAATTTCTATAAAAACAGGTCTTATCAATGTAGGGTTACAAGTCTTGGTAATGCGATGATTCAACCAACAATGTATTTTAATTTGAGACACGTTCCAATGTTTAGTGGTCCATATCAAATATTAGATGTGAAACATACTATAACACCTGGTAAGTTTGAAACTAATTTTACCGGAATTAGACAACAGATATTTGCGTTACCAAAATTAGATAGTTATATTCAAACGTTAACACAAAACTTAATTCAAAAAATAACTGAGAAATTAAAGAAAGATACCGTTACTAATGTTAAAGTTGATGCAACAACTGCAACAACTACAAGTAATAATGTTACAAATACAAATAATGCATTTGTAACTAACAGTAATGTGGTTAACAATTCGGATAATTGTAATTTATATACTGACTATTCTAGATTTGTTCCTAATACGGGCACTCAAACACAATCAAGTTTACAATTAATTGCCGATGGTATTAACACTAATGTTAACTCAGGAGGACCTCGTGTTAGAAACACTAGATATCTTTCATTTGTTACAATTTATTTGGAAAGCTTTACAGGTTCACAATTTGTTTGTTTCAATAACAACTATGCCGGTGTTAAATTAAATTATAAATGGGCTGGTAGTTTGAGTACTAAGTTTGACCAACAATATACTTGTTTAGGTCAATCTAATGGACAGTCAGCACCATATGCTGTATTTAGTAATGTGACAAACCTATATCAATTATTAGATGGTAAGTGGGGTCCATTGTCAGGTAAATTTGATATTAATCCTGAATCAATAACTAAGGCTTGGATAACAAGTTGGAATAAAAAGACAATGTCCGATAGTGATTATAATAAACTTAAAACTACTAACAAAGATTTTTATAATAATGTGTTGGCTCAAGTTGAGTCAGCAATTTCATTGGCATCAACTTTGGGAATATAATTTTAAATAAAACCAGATATTTATATATAAAAAATAATTATGAACGTAAACAACGCATTAGATTCTTACCTAAACAAAAAAGGTAGATATACGGAAAAACAAATAGGTAACGGTGACAAAGAAGTTTGTGATTTAGAAACAAACGAATGTTATACTGTTAGAATGAAAGACGGTCTGATTGAAAGAGTTGATAATACAAAATCAACAAATAAAAGAGTCCAAGTTGAAACACTTAATGGTGTTAAACAATTATTAAACGGTTAATATTATGTCAATAGATAGAAAAATACTTGAAGAATTACGTAGACACAACTCAATCAATTCTTATATTGTTGAACAAGAAGCTGCGGGAGCACCTCCAGCACCTGGTGAAGATTTAGGTGCGATACCACCGCCAGCACCTGGTGACGAAGCTTTAGCACCTGCGGGTACTGAACCTGGAGCGGCACCAACAACTGAACCAACACCTGTAGATGTTGAGAATGACCCTGAAGTTGAAAAAATTGACGACGAAGGTGAATCTGAAGAAAAATCTGAAGGTGGTGAAGGTGATACTGAAGAATTGGATATCACTGATTTAGTTGATAGTCAAAAGAAAATTTCAGAAAAACAAGATGATTACTTTGAACAATTATTTAGTCACTTACAAAATTTAGAATCTAAGTTAGGTGAGATGGACCAATTAATGAATAAAGTTAATTCGTTAGAAGAAAAAATAGAAAAATACAGACCTAAAACTCCACAAGAAAAATTAGAGTTAAGAAGTTTAGATTCAGGTCCTTACAATCAAAAATTATCTGATTTCTTTATTGATAAAGAACAAGATATGGAAAAATCAGGAAAAAATGAATATGTTTTAACTACAGATGAAGTTGAAAACTTTACACCATCTGAAATTAGAACATCATTCCAAACTGATAAACCAACTAATTTTGGAATATAAATTGACAAATCAGTAAATTGGTTTTATATTTGGGTATAACAAACTTAAATTTTAAAACCAATTTATTATGATGTCAACATTAGATTCAGTCTTAGCACAGTACGAGAAATCACAACAGTCAGGAGGTAGCTCCAACAAAATGTCTATGGATGAGCGAATGAAAAAGTATTTCGCGGCAATCCTTCCACAAGGACAAAATTCAGCACAAAAAAGAATTCGTATCCTCCCAACTAAAGATGGTAGTTCACCATTCGTTGAGGCTTGGTTCCACGAAGTTCAAGTAGGTGGTCAATGGAACAAACTATATGACCCAGCTAAAAACGATAACGAGCGTTCACCGTTAACAGAAGTTCACGAAGAACTTATCTCAACAGGTAAGGAATCAGACAAAGAACTTGCAAAACAATACAAATCACGTAAATTTTACATTGTTAAAGTAATTGACAGAGATAAACCTGAAGATGGTGTTAAATTCTGGCGTTTTAAACACAACTACAAAAATGAAGGTGTGTTAGACAAAATTATTCCAATTTGGAGAAACAAAGGTGATATCACTGACCCTGAAAAAGGTCGTGACTTAATCATCGAGTTGGCTAAAGCAAAAACACCAAAAGGTAAAGATTATACAATCATCCAAACAATTATGTATGATGATGCTCAACCTTTACACGAAGAAAAAGTACAATCAGAAGCTTGGGTTAATGATGAATTAACTTGGAGAGATGTTTACTCTAAAAAACCAACTGAATATTTGGAAGCAATTGCACGAGGAGAAACTCCACGTTGGGATTCTGAAAAAGGTGGTTATGTGTATGGTGATAGTTCATCTGAAGAAATGATGATGGGTGGAGGAACAAGTGTTTCTTCTTACAACGACCCACAAGCGAATGCAGAACCTGATGAGGATATGCCATTCTAATTAAACCTTAAATGCGTTCTGAGGGATAAGTCTTTGAGAACGCTTTTTTATTAAATAACACAAATTATGGCAATTAAGAAAAACGATTTTAAATCAATTAAAGATAAATTCTCCACATCGGCGAAGTACAAACCCCAAAGATTTTTTGATTTGGGTCCTGACTTTTTGGATGCTGTGGGATTACCAGGTCCTGCGATTGGACATTTAAATATGTTCTTGGGTCACTCGGATACAGGTAAAACAACTGCGTTGGTAAAAACTGCGGTGGATGCTCAAAAGAAAGGTATCCTTCCTGTGTTTATCATCACAGAACAAAAATGGTCATTCGAACACGCCAAATTAATG